GCCTGCTTCGTACCAGTTCATACAGTTCACAGACCACGGACCGTCGGCCTTCCTTGAAAAACGTAGCGGAATTGCCGGTAAACGTGGCTCCTGTCAGCTGGCATGACTGGAACATCCGAAGCAGGAACCATCTCCCCTCTGGATTTTCCAGCATCCACTGCATCACGGCCGTGTCCTTGTTGATGATCTCTGTGTTTAATACCCGCTGGTATTCCGCCCGGCGGGTATCTTCTCCTGTGTTCGCCATGTACCGCATCATGCACCACTCATTCCCAGCCAGTCAGCCAGCGCCGGGTTCCCGTCGTTGGCCGCCTCTGTCGCGTTCTTCGCAGCCTGCGTGATGCCCGGCAACGCCTGGGCCATCTGCATGGCCTGCTGTTCCTGCTGGGCCTGCTGCATGGCTTCCTGCTCTGCCTGGATCATCTGCTGCACTTCCTCTTCGCTCCGGCGCATCGCTGCCGGCGCGCCTAACAGTTCCATGTATTTTTCCACGGTCGCCAGCGGGTCTATCACCTTCACCGCGTCCGGCCATGCCTGGGCGATCTGCAACGTGAAGGACACCGCCTGTTCAATGTTCACCAGCCCCGACATCTTCTGTGCCTGGGCCAACGGCGATATGTACTCAATTTTCATTTCCTTCCCGGACAGCGTTTCCAGCACGTCGTCCGGTATGGGCGGGAAGATTCCGCTGCGGTCCAGTATGTTGTACACGCGCTCCAGGATGTTATTTAAAAATTCATCTTGCAGTCGCTGCACCACCGGCCCCAGCTGCTGCAGCTTTTCCTGCTGCCGTTCCACAATCTCCCGCGCCGTCATCTGGCCGTTATCGATATTGTCCAGCATCAGAAACAGGTCCGCCGCATAGGCGCGCTTGATGTCATCTTTCGTCAGCGTGATCTCTGCCGACACATGATCGATATCCAGCCCCACCTGGAACAACGGCCGCACAGCCGAATTGGCATCGCTCATCTTGGTCATGCCGCCCGGGTACATGTTTACGCCGCCGTAGTTCATCACGTCATGCGTCACTGTCACCGGCGGTTTTACGCCCATCTCAATGCCCAGCAGCTGGTCTTTCTTCATCACCTGCAGCGCGTTCACGTCGCCTTCGGCAAACCAGCCCGGGCCTTTCCCGTACGCGTCCATCCCCGTGACGATGTACCGTGCCACCGGCACCGGAAATTCTTCAAAGCCGCCTACATACAGCCATTCGTTTTCGTTGCTTCCCTTCATCCAGTACATGGACCGGTACGGCATGTTCAGCCTGCCAATCTTGCCCGGTTCCCTGTCTTGGTTCGGTTCCACCAGCCAGTACACCGTGTATTTTTTATTGTCAAACCGGTTCTGCTCAAACTGCGCTTTATATCGCCACGGCAAGGCATCCTGCCCGAAGCTTTCCACAATCTGTTCCAGCGTCAGCCGGTACTTGCGCAGCAGCCTCTGCACCGTGCCGTCCCCGCCAACTTCCAGCGCGTAGGTCCCGATGGTCAGCGGCTGGAAGCGAACGCCGGTCTTGCTGTCCGGAAAGATCGCCAGCGGCGCCTGCCCGAACGGCAACTCCAGATAGCAGGAGTGCACGCTGTTATAAAAATTGCTGCCTGCCAAAACGGCCTGCATGATCTCCTGCCTTTGGTCCAGCACCTTCGTAGCGCCCACATCCTTGTTAAGTTCCGGATCTGAAAAGCCAAATTTGAACCACTGCCGGGACGGCGGCGTCAGCCCGCTCATGATACCGGCGGAAAAGACCTGCGCTGCCTGCCATGCTACGCCCTGCAGCATCTTATCGTCCCTGCGGCGCGCCGGGTTTGTGCTGTCCTGTGTGTCTTCAAATTCGCCGATGTACGGAAGCTGTAAATCCCGTATCCGTTTCCACCGTGTCTCCCACATCAGCCTGTCACGCAGCATGTTCTTGGCCTTGCTGACACATCGCTTTTTGTCCGGGTACACGGATACTTTTACATCCGACGCCTGCATGGCTGCAGTCGGCGCCCTTGCCAGAATCGTTTCTGCCGTAATCATAGCCACCTCATCCTAATGTCGTACGCTTGCCGGAATCGGTCAGCACGTTCCGGTCTTCCGCTACACGCGTAGCCGCATAGCCTTTCCGTCTCTTCTGTTTTGTTGCATCATCGGTCACCGTGTCCACATCCTGCGACGCGACCGGCGTCGGGGCCGGCGCTAACTTTTCCACTTTCGGCGGGTCCGGTGATTTAAAAAGGTTTCCACACATGTTACTGCTCCTTTCTTAAAGTCCAAAATTATATTCCGTGTTGGCCGTGGCCTGCTGCATCACAGACGCGGCCGCCACCGGGTACGCAAACGTCATTGCCAGCGCGTCCGCCCGGTCAGGGGAACGCCCCAGTATTTCTTTTATCTCTTCTTTCGGCTGCAATATGATCCTGCCATCATTGCTGAACCTATACTCTGTGACAGATAACTCTGTCTTCAACTCCGGATCGTTTGGTATGCATCCTCCCTGCGCCATCCAGTCTCTGGTCTTGAAATACATTTCGGCGCGCAGGTTTTTGAACCGTTTTGTGTTCTGTGCCTGCGATTCAAAATTTACCTCAATGACCGGGAAGCCTAACTGTCGTATCCTGTCTATGACACCGGCACCCATGGCCCCGACGTCGATAAACGTCGCGTCCGGATGGTGCTTGTTTATCAGCGCTACCGTCATGGACGCGACTGCCATCGTGTCCATGCCATGTACCTTTATGGACGGGTACGCCAACAGGCCGCGACGCAACTGGAACCTTGTATCATCATCGCCAAACCGGGCCACATCCACCGCCAGCACCAGCGGCATTCCTTCCACATGGTCTTCGGTGATGTTACGGGCTGCTGCCTTGTCCACAAGGTCTATCGGCAACACGATGTTGGACGCGCTGGCGGAAAAGTCGCATTCCAATTCCTGCCGCTTCTGTTCATCCGTCATATCCTTGCCCAGGTCGTCGATCTGTTCCTGCGTCAGCACGCCGCTTTCACTGGCCCGGTACAGGCAGGAAAACCAACGGTCCGGATCGTTTACGGCTTCCTTGTATTTCTCATAAAACTGGTTCTGCCCTTTCGGCGTTCCCACGATGTACGCAAACCCATCACGGTCCACCAGCATCGGCGCTATGATCTCACCGTACAGGCTGGGCCGTATCTGCGCAAACTCATCCAGTATCACGCCGTCCAGGTAATCCCCGCGCAGATTGTCCGGCTTGTCCGCGCCAATGATATAGATCCTTGTCCCGTCAGCACCTTCATGCAGCGTAGGGAACTCTACATACAATTCGACTTCGTTGACTTTCCGCCCGCGTATCACACGGGTAAAATATTTCAGCCATGACCATGCAATCTTTTTTGCCTGGTTTTTGTATGGCGCAACGTATGCGTATTTCGGCATCAGCTTCGTATTCTGCAACGCCTTCCGAACCATCTCATTGATGCAGCCTATCGTCTTGCCGAACCGCCTGTGGCACACCAGCACCGCTCTTTTTTTATGCTCCAACGCCGGGTGGATAACGTCCCGCCATATGGGCCTTGGTTTGTACGGGATGTCTATGACTTTAACCGGTCCGGCCTGCTGTCGTTTCACTGTCCTGCTCCCACCTGTAAGCCACCGGCCCGCCGTCCGCACCGGTCACGCTGTCCTCCTGTTTTGTGGTGTAGCCGTATTTGCTCATCCACAGTCCCGCCAGCTTCGTCGGGATCATGCCCAGTTCAAATTTTTCCCTGGTGTTCACTTCGCATTCCTCGCGTATGCGCGCGATGACGTACTCAAATTTAGGATTTTCATTGTAAGTGGTATAAAAGTTCTGCTCTGTCATGCCCAAAAACACAGCAAAACCCTTGATGGTGTAAGTGACGGAACGAATGACCTCGTTCATATCGTAATCGCCCGTCTTTTTGTTGTGGTCCCATACAATGACCGACCGGTTATCACACCGCTCTTTGTATTCATCCCACAGCTTCAGCATCTGCATCGGGCTTTTAATACGTCCACGCTGTCCCATCCGTCTCACCACCTTCCCATGGCGGGCGCAGCGGCCACCGGGCAGGAGTTCAAAACCCGGGCGGTCCACGGCCGCTTTGACGCCCATAAATACAAAAGGCACCTGCCGTGTTTACGGCAAGTGCCTTTGTTACTGGTACTATTATACCACAGATTTTACGGAAAAAAGTGTCACACTTTTTAGAATTTCAGATTTTTTTCCTGCGCCTTCAACCCGACCACCAGCAACAGCTCCTTCCGCCAGCGCCAGTACGTGGAAAGAGAAATGTATTTCTTCCGGCAGGTTATCTCCGGCAGTTCCTTGTCCAAGTAGCGCCGCATAAAAATTTTGTACTTAAACGGCTCCTCTTCCCGTACCTTTTCCAGTTCCCCATCCAATACCTGCAGCCAGACTTCCATGTTCTCCGCCGACAAACCCAACACGGCAAACCGTCCCGTCGGGTCATCAGACTGCTCCGCTTCTTTTTCCTTCCGGTGCCTGGTATCTTCCACCGCCTTTTCCAGTTCCGGCAGATGGAACAGCAGCTTCTCCAAAAACTTTTCCTGTTTCCTGCAGAAATATCTCATGGCCGGCACACTTTCCGCGTGTTCGCTTTTGTGTTCGCTTTTTGCTTTTTCAGATGCTCCCAGAATTTTCGTTTCAATTCCTTCGCATTCTTCTTCCGGATATCCACTTCCTTGGCCATCACCACAACCTCCCTTGTATCTCTTCCTGGTTCCGCTTCCGTTTCCGTGGCAACAGATACTCATCCGCCATATCCATCTGCGCCAGCTGCTGGTCACTGAAAATCGAATGCGCGCGCAGCCAAACGTTGCGGCGCATCAACTCAAAACGGATATAAAACTGCCCGGTCAGGTCGTTATAGTCCCGCCGCAGTTCCGTCACGACAAAATCCTTGTGATGTTTTTTGATGAATTTCATCATCTCCGTGTTGGAGACTTCAAAGCTTGTCCCTTCAAACAGGCTCATCTGTTCAAACTGTTTCTTCGTGCACACATGGTCCGTCTTCGTCGTGCCCGGAAGAACCAGGCCGGTGGATTGTTTCCATCTCCGCTTCCCGGCGCTCTGGCGTACACGCTTCACCAGATACCGGGCAATCCGTTTCATGAAGTCCGGACCGTCCCCCTTCATCTCCGGGCCTGCGATCTGGATCCGTTTCACATTGGCCCAGCCCAGCCGTTCCCGTTCCGGATGGAAGGGCCGTACCTGTTTTGACCAAAGATCTTCCACCAGGTCACGGGGCAGCACATTTTTCAGAACCATGTGATGATGGATCCTGCCGTTCCTGCTTCCCGTTTCCGTCACGTACACATAATCCAGTTTTTCTATGCCGCGCTTTTTCGCTGCCTTCCGTAAATCCCGGATGTACTTTTTGACGTTCTCTTCCGCTTCCTCTTCCGTCTCCGGCAAAAATTTGTCCGAATAACTCAAACGCAAAACATAATCGTTTTCAGAAAAGTTCCCTTTCAGCAGCAACTCAAAATACTGCTCTGATTTTTTGTCGTTCAAAATCTGTTTGGCCGGACAGGTCAGTTTCTCTTTTCCGTTTCTCGTTTTGGAAATCTTGATCGGTTCTTCTTCATCCCCGAACAGATTGTACTGAAAAACAGTTACCACCCTGTAATCTGCCTTGCGGATATTTTTGTCTGAATAAAACGTCCGCTGCCTGAAATTTACGTCCCTGCTTTTCATTACGATCTCTCCATGGATTACGAATTAATAACACGCACTTGCAAGCCCAAAGCGGCCCGCGCCGCTTACCATTTTTTTGTTTACAGCAGGGACCCGGAGCGGGCTGCGCCTTGCCGCCTTTTACTTCCTGCGTCTATTTCGCTGCCTGTGATAGAGCACCCGGGCCTTTGCCTGCCGCATAATTTATTTATGGAAGAAAAGCTTATCCGTATTTCCGCCGGATGCGTTCTTTCCTGTCTACGAGCTTTTCAATTCGCTTTCTTTTTTCAAGGTCTTTCGCCCGTTTCATCTTCTTTGCCATCCTGCCCATCAGCTTCCGCCTCCTTTTCCATCCCCGGCAGCTCCATCTGGGCACGTTCCCCCATGGCATAGGACAGTCCCAGCTTCTCTATCTTTTTCAGCATGGCCTGCAGCTCCGGATCTGCGTTATAGTTTTCCCGCAACTGCTCCACGGTCATCTTTTCGTCCCTGTGTACCAAAATCGAAATCTTTGGTAACGGTAAGGGAATTGCTATCTTTTCAGACTGCCGGTAGACAAGGCCCATCTTCACGGAATACAAAACGTCCTTAACTTCCGTAGGATGCTGCCATACAATCCGGACGACCGCCACGTTCTTGCGGATCTTGCTCAGCTCGAACGTGATCCCTCTTTCGCTCAGGTTCAAATACTGGTTCCATATCTTCCGCCCCAGTTCCATCAACGTCTGGTAGAATTCCGGTACCGCCGGTTCGCTGCTTCGGAAGCGGTTATAATCTTCTTCGTTATCCCCACTGTACCAGGCTACCTCCAGCGTCGCATTCTTTATATTGTAGAAAATCGATTTTAAATACATTTCATTTCCCCCTCTCAAACCGCTTCAGCAGCTTCAGGCCTGTTTCATCATGACGGAACAGCTTCAGTTCCACCACTGCCGGTTCTTTCTGCAGCTTCGCATAGGCCTCTTCCGCTTCGTGCTGGCCAACCTGCGACAAAGGGAACGCCGTCTGCGACACATTCTTCCTCTGGTCTTTTTCAATCGTCACATATAACCGGTACGCCCTGTTCGCTAATCTATTCATAATGATCCAGTTCCTCCATCATCCGTTCCAGCAACTTCCCGACCGCAACTTTCCGCCTGGATTTCATACACGCTGACCGCCGGCTTCTTAAAACTTAAATGCTTGACTTTCACCCTGTAGGTCTTCATTCATAACCTCCACAATTTTTAAAATGTAATAATCTTTTCCCTTTTGTGCTCCCCATTCAGGCCTTCCCTCACCTATGTCCAACGTGCAAACCGCAATAAATGATGGTGCGTTTTTTCCATAACCATTATGGAATCTAATCTTTCTCTTTGCTTTAAATCCAATCATACTTCCAAACCATAAACGGTTAAAACGGTGCATATAATACGGTTTTTATTCCCTGTATTCCTCTTTTTTCTCACCGGACAAAATCATGTCCATCCATTTTTTCTTTATTGTCAGTGTCAGCATGTTACTCACCAATCTTTTCATACCATTTTTCAAAAGTCTCTCTTCCAAAACTATCTATAATACCGCGATGGTCTCTAATTATATAATCTCCATAGTGGATATGCCTTGAAACATTACCTTGTTTTAAATACAACTCTGGCCCATCAAAGTAAAGAATCCCTCTTTTCAATCCTCTTACCGCCCATTCCGGAACGTAATATTCCCCATTGCTATTCATAAAATCCCCGTCAAACTGGAACGCTTCAATGATTTTTCTGTTACGATATTTTGCCATCCGTATCACTCCTTTAACCTTTCCCACGCTAACCGCAGACAACACTTGATGTATTGCCATTTTGTAAGGTTATCAACGAGGACAAATTTATCGTTTGTTAAAATTACTTTGCGAGTAAATTTTGCCACATCAAGAATAACGTCCTCTCCTTCGGTAATCAATATTGTGCCATTTGTAATTTCCAATTTGTCTGTCGATACCTTATCCACAATTACAACATTACCCAGCAAATCTATGGTCATTCTTCCTCCTATGATGAGAACCCGCCAGCAGACTTGTGTGCGTTTTTCTCACCCTTTACAAACAATCTGTCCATCTTTATCCGTTTATTCAGCTCATCATGTTTCTTTCGCGCAGCTTTGTACTTCTCACATCGGGAATGGCAACCACGGCTCCGTTCTGTGCAAACATGACAGCATTCAAAGGCGCTTCTTTTTGTTAATTGTTTCATCTCACTCACCAATGCACGCGGCTTTTATTTCACTTCCCAAAACCTGGGCGCTGTACCGCACTCATTCTTCCCGATGTTTATCTTGCAGCCGCACTGCCGTTCTTCTGGCACATCCGCCCTGAATTTGCAGTGATCACAATTTTTCCCCTGCTGGTAACAGTATTTTTTTATGATGACAGCCATAATCCATACAATTCTGTCTAACCACATTGCCTGTTCCTCTTTGTCATCATCATGAATTTTGTATGCCTTGATAGCATCTGCCGCTAAATCCAGCAGGCCTTTTCTGTCCGTCATTTCTTCCTCCGATACTCATCCGCTGCCGGGCACGTCGCAAAGTGGCTCTCATATGCGGCGATACTGTCCACCCCATCATAAAACAGGCTGTCTTCTTTGTTCTTCCGGGCACGGATTGCTTCCCCTTCCAGTGTCACAAATGTATGGACACCTTTGTCCAGCCCTATGCAGGGCGTGACTTCCACCGGCTTCGCGTTCACCGGCATCCATTTCCCCGACCGCTTCATCCGGATATAACGGATTGCTGCCCCGCATTTCCCGCAATGTGTAATCTCCTGATATGCCATATTCCCTCCAAATTATTACAGGGGCCGGGAAGGAAGCCTGCCATTTTATCTTCCCGATTAAGGTTCTTCCGGAGTGACGCTCTGCCCTATTTCAGACAGGTCTGCTCCTATGCTTCAAGCCCACCCCTGTATTCACTGTTCCATTCAGCCTGAGCCTCTTCCACCGTCTTGTGACTGTTCGTCCGGTACCCGCAATCCCTACATACGATGTACGCGTCCAGCGCCCGGTTCTTTTTGTAGTCCCAGTGCTCCCATTCGTAACCATACTTTTTGCTTCCGCACTTCGGGCACGGATGCTGCTTCTGGTTCTCATAATAATTGATATAAACCATCATCGCTTTGCCCTTGTGTACAACGGGATCACCAGCACGTCCCCGGGCCGGATGTACTTCCCTGCCAACCGGTTCCGGTCACTGATCACCCAGGAAAATTCGTTCAGCGGTTTTATCTGGCAGGCCTGGTATCTCTCCGCTATGTTCCACACCGTGTCACCCGTTTGTACCGTGTACGTGATATCCGTCACGTCGCAGGCCGGCTCCATCACCATATAGCACATGCACAGGATCATAAATACTACCGACAAAATGCTTTTCATCTTTTCATCCATACTAACAACTCCCGCATCTCTTCTTTTAAATCGCGCCACATCACAATCATTGATTTTATCCACCATACCACTGCATGGGCTGCCACCAAAACAAAGCATAACGCGATCGGTATGATCAGAATTACTGCTACAATCTCCATTGCAAACCTACTTCCGTTTCCGTCCCTTCGGTTTCGCAGTAAATGCATTCTCTACGCAAAGCAAACCACGTTTCCTTTTCGGTTTCATTACCATTTCCGTAAAATGTTTCCCTGCCGAAAATGCCGGCGCCCATCGTTCCGCTATAGTGACCTCTTCCCCCGTCTGCGGGTTCCGTCCCTTCCGTTCGCTCCGGAACCGGCGCTCAAACGTGCCAAAACCAATGATCTGTACAAAGCCGCCTACAGCCACTTCCTCTTCTATCACCGGAAGGATCCCTGTCAACGCGCGCCAGATATCCTTCTGCGGCATCCCACACCGTTTCGCTGCCGCTGCGATCAGTTCTGTTTTATTCATGTCCTGTTGCCTCCGCTTGATAAAATCTTTTATATAACAAACCCTCTTCGAACGCGTCAACTTGTTTGTATGTGCCATCCTTAAACAAATGCGGAATCGTGTTATTGTCAATTACCGCAACTCGCGTAATTATCTCTGCTATTGCACGAAATAATATCATCGTTTCGCTTACCGTCATATTTTCCCTTGCCATCAGTTCGAACACATCCTGAATAAAACGCTGGCTCCGGTTCTTTCCTGACGGATACGGTTCGTTTACGTCATCGCTTCCCATCCTCTTCGCTGCCGCAATGTCAGCAAATTTTACTTCTTGGCCTTTCGCGATGCTTTCTTTTTCTACCAACACATATTCAAATGTCCCAACCTTTGTTTGCTTCGCGTACTTGCAGCGCCCCAGTATCATCTGTTCCAGCCAAAAACTTTCACTGCATGTTTCGTCTGTTCTTGTGTTCCTGCTTTTAAGCCCGTCTTCCTGGAATCGGAAAATCTTGTCCGGCACGCCTTCGATTACAAAATTTTCATGGTAATCCAACTGCAATCTGGCCAAAACGTACTTCA